CTAAGGCTGACCTGCCTATGAGGGACTGGTTCATAATAGGCTGTAAAGCGGGTTTAAGGGCTATGGAGGTGGCAAACCTTCGTGGGGTAGACCTAGAGAAGGCTGATGACGGATACATCCTTAGAGTGGCAGGTAAGGGCGGTACAGACCTATCCATACCAGTTGCTGCGATAGTAGCCCAGACCATCTTGAAGCACGAGACCTCTGGCAAGATATGGTCAGTAACACCTAACAACCTGACCAAGCTCTGCTCTACTGAGATGAAGCGGTTAGGTATACCTAAGAAGACCTTCCACGCTTGTCGTCATTACTTTGCTACCAATATGCTTGAGAAATCAGGCGGAGATTTGTTGGCAGTAAGAGACCTAATGCGCCACTCATCTGTGGCTACCACTCAAGTTTATACCCAACTGGCATCTGGAAGAGCTAGATCGCTGGTTAATTTACTTTAATAAATCAAAGGAGAAATAGTGGCCTACGGCGATGACATTACCGAGGGTATTCCCTACGTACTTTCCAACCCTGCTGGGGCCACTAGCTTCTCATCTACTGGCGAGGCATACGATGTAGCCTTTGCTGGTCTGCCATTCTTCTTGGCAGCTAGTGATGACACACCTTATCGTAGAGTTACAGCTCAGTATCGTAAGCAACAGATTGACCAGACCAGAGAGCCTGGTGAGCAGACTCTTACTGGTTGGTGGCTACGTTCACAGTCATCATTCCACCTTGGTGCTGGTATTAAATACTTTGAACCACTACAAGATGAGTCGCTTCGCTTCCAGTTTACAGAGTCCAAAGGTGTAGATGTCTGGACCAAGGGTCAGGCTACCCTGCTTAACAGTACAGTCAGGGCTTTATCTAGCGCTAATACTCCGATAATCATTGGTGCTAATGATGGAACTAATGACTGCATAGTTACAACAGATGGTACAGCTTTGAAGAAGATTACAATGAGCAATGATACTGCTACTGACTCTACCTATACCCAAGCAGGAACTCCGTCTACCATTCTTGATTTAACTACTGATGGTATTAGATATTTCTTTATCAATGGAACTAAGATTCACCAAGGAGCTATTACATCTGGCTCTAGTGTGCTTGCCTATGATGCACCAGCTACTACTAGCGCTAGAATCAAGTATGTTAAACAGCGCTTGATTGCAACTATTAACAACAGTGTTTTTGAATTAGATGCTACAGCCGTAGCAGATGCTGCTTTACCTACAGCTCACTACATACATCCGCAGACTGACTGGATTTGGACTACCATTTCAGAAGGACCACAGGCTATCTATGTAGGCGGATATAGCCGCAAGAACTCATCTATCTATAAGATTACTTTAGATCTTGCCAATGCTAATGCTCTTGGATTCCCAGAACTTAGCGTTCCTTCGGTAGTTGTTGACCTACCAGAGGGTGAGATTATCAATACCTTTGATACCTACCTTGGTACCTACGCGGTACTATGCACTAACAAAGGTGTGCGAGTAGGAGTTCTAGGCAATGAAGGAGATGTCTCCTATGGACCATTGCTATTTGAAGCTGAATGTACAGATGTAGTATTTAAAGACAAGTTTGCTTATGTATCTACCAAACAGAATACTGAATCAGGTCTAGTCCGTATTGACCTATCACAACCAGTAGTTCCTAATAGCCTAGTCTTTGCTTATGCTTGGGATGTTTGTGCTGTTGGTGAGACTGCCCTTACTAACTCAACAGCTTTCCTTGGTGGCACAGATCGCGTAGCATTTAGCGTTCCAGGTGATGGAGTATGGATTGAATCATACGGAGTTAAGGTTGCATCTGGTTACTTGCAGACTGGTTATATCCGCTATAACACCTTAGAGCCTAAGATATACAAGTTACTATTTCCTAGATTTATCTCTACCAATGGTGGTCTAAGCCTGCAGTCTATTGACTCTGCTGGCACTAGCTACAATATCGGAACCTATTCACAGGGTGAAACTGTTACAGAAGGTGGTATCCCTTATCCTGCTTCAGCTCAGGAGTATCTAGGATTCAAGTTTACATTTACTCGCTCTACTGCTGATACAACTCTTGGTCCTATATTTAATGGTTACCAAATCAAATCTCTACCAGCAATCCCTCGTCAAAGACTGATTCAATATCCAGTCTTCTGCTATGACCACGAGAGCGATAAGTTTGGAGTAGAGGTAGGCTATGAAGGTTCTGCTTGGGATCGTATGCAACAACTCGAAGCAGTAGAAAATCTTGGCGACACTCTTGTTGTTCAGGATTTCAGAACAGGTGAGTCTTTTATTGGACTTATAGAAGAGATGGACTTCATCAATCGGACACCAACAGATAAGCGCTTCTCAGGTTTTGGGGGCACTTTGCTAGTAACTATACGGAGCGTATAATGACACCTACAGAATGGGCAACCTTAGCAATAGCAGGACTAACCTTAATCACTGGCTTTGCTGGCGTTGTACGCTGGTTAGTTAAGCATTACCTATATGAACTACGTCCCAATGGTGGCTCAAGTCTCAAGGATAAAGTTAATTTGCTTGAAGAAAAAGTCGAACTACTAACCGAGCTAGTCAAAGAAGCACTGAGGAAATGAATGAAACCTGTTGTAAAGAGTGCAACACCTGCAGCACTTGCCGTTCTCAGGCAGGCAACTGCGCTTGTTCCCAAGCGAAAGAAGGCATCGGACGGACTTCTGCCAAGCAAGGCTCACATCAAGGCAAGTCCTAATTCAGATCACAATACTGGACTAGCAGTAGACCTGACTCACGACCCTAAGAATGGTATTGATTGCGCTGTAATCTTTGAGAAGTTGAAGGAAGATGAAAGGGTTTCATATCTTATCTTTAATAAAAAAATATGGTCGCGTCAGTATGCTAAGTCTGGCAATCGTCCTTACAGTGGCAGTAACCCTCATACTAAGCACCTACATATTTCTATCAATGCTGATAAGGCTAATGACACTAGCCCTTGGTTTTGGTGGATGAATCAACCCACAGTTCTCAATCAGGTTGTAGCAAATCTACAACCAAAGCCTAAGAAGAAGGTAGCAAAAGGTTCTATTTTGCCACCTGAACCGAAGGTGGTTTGTACCTGTTGTAAGGTTCATACGTTTGAGATAACACGAAAGGCAATCTAATGGAAACACTAAAGCAAGTCGGTCTTACTTGGTTCCGTGCTGCTGCTGCTGCAGCAATCGCACTGTACCTAGCAGGAGAGACTGATCTTAAGGTCCTTGGAACTGCAGCCTTGGCTGGCTTCCTAGGTCCAGTACTCAAGTGGCTAGATAAATCAGCCCCAGAGTTTGGACGTAGTTCAGACTAATAGTTTGTAGCAAGCGCGAGGCAAAAGGCCCTCATCCCTAACGGGGTGGGGGCTTCTTTTTTTATGCCTAAAAACTATTCTCGCTGTTATCTACAGGACAAGGGATACGAACTAGGTTACCGCAGTTAACACAGGTAGCATCAAGAAAGTACCAGGATATCTCATAGTCTTGGAACTGAGCCATAATGTTAAACATAGTACAGCCACAGCTACAGACGTGAGTAGGTCCAAGGGACCTGAGATCTGCTGCTTTGATAGGTGGTAATCTAAGCAGCCGAAGTAGACGGAACAACACTCAGTTCACGGCTCCTTCCTGATGTCAGTCGCCTCTCGCCGCCCCTAGGCGGCTCGGAACGATTGTTTCTGTTTTATTCGCTCCGCTCATAGTTTAATGACAAGGTGTGTCGTTACTGGTACGACACGCCGAGAGAAGGTATATTTCTCTGCTATGACAACGTTGGTAGGAATTCAAATTGAAGATATGGTGATACTGGCTGCTGATAGCCAGATTACTGAAGATAATTTACGGACTATAAGTAGTACCACACCTAAGATTATTAACGTTGGTAGATACTTGATAGGACTGGTAGGAGATTCCAGACCTGCTGATATCTTGGCTTACAACTGGAGCCCGCCACCTTACAAGGGAGCTGATCCCGTGCAGTGGATGGGTAAGAAGATTATGCCTTCAATCCTGAAGGCTTTCAAAGAGAATGGATACGACCCGTATGAAGCAACCAAAGATAAAGAAACAGGGTTCGATTACCTTGTCGCGTTTGATGGCAACCTATTCCATATTGCAACTGACCTCTCGTTCATCCAGTCCGACAAAGGTATTTACGGCTTGGGTAGTGGTGGCGCTTATGCTCTCGGCTATCTCTATGGTCGCGTTAATCGTCTTACGTTAGGCAACATTGACCAACACGCCGAACGCGCTGTTCAAATAGCCAGCATCCTTGACATCAATACCTGTCCTCCGATTCAATTAGTCTCTCAAGGAAGGATAATAACGTGATACGAGACTATTCAATTCATTTCAGCTTTGGTAGTTTGAATAACTGGGGCCTTGGTATTGATTACTTTCACGACTATGACGATATGCCATACAGGTTAATTGCTAGAATGTTAGTAATAAATCTGATAGTATTCCGCTTCACAATAACTAGGTGGGAAAAGCATAAATGGATATAAAAGATTTATTAGTTAAGGCTCTCTACGAGAAAGAGAACAGTAGAGGCAGATCGCTACAGACACAGATAGGTCCATCAGAATTAGGTGGCTGTCGGCGTAAGGTCTGGTATAAATTAAACGGACAAGAGAAGACCAATGGCGGAGAGCTAAAGCTCGCAGCTATTATGGGTACTGCTATTCATAACTCTATAGAGAATGCTTTATCTAATAACAAAGAAGTTTTGCTAGAGCAAACAGTAGAACATAACGGAATGAAAGCTCACGTAGATCTCTACATTCCTGGGACAGGCGATGTAGTGGATTGGAAGACAGTGAAGTTGAAGAACCTCACTTACTTTCCAAGTCAGCAACAACGCTGGCAAATCCAAACTTACGGATACCTGATAGAACAAAGTGGCTTGGGGAAGGTTACTAATGTTCATCTGGTAGCAATACCGCGAGATGGTGACGAGCGCGATGTCAAGGTCCATACGGAGAAGTATGACCCTGCTGTTGCGCTCGAAGCCCTCTCTTGGTTAGAGGCTATTAAGACCAGTGAGGTTGCTCCTGAACCTGAAAAGGATGAGAGCTACTGCAAGTTCTATTGTAAATACTTTGACGCATCTGGTGAGATTGGATGCGTTGGTCTAAAAAAAGAACGTACAAAGACTGAACTACCACTCATTGAATCTGATGAGGCAAGTAATCAGGCTTTGGAATTTCTACAAATAGATAACAAGATAAAAGAATTAACAACTCAGAAGGATGCAATCAAGGAAGCACTGACTGGTGTTGTTGGGGTTACAGCTACAGGTGTTGAAGTTAGATGGACAGAGGTAGCTGGACCTAAGCAGGTAGATAAAGAAAAAGTCCAAGAGATCCTTGGATTCGTACCAACTCTAAAAGGCAAGGATAGTCTGCGCCTTTCAATTAAACATAATGGAGGTAAGTAAAGTGGCTGCACCAGAATCAACAAAGTTCCAAGTCAATTTCAAGACACCAGATGGAACTCTTATCAATCTTTATGCTACAAGCAAGGAGGAATTGGAAGGGTTGCTAACAGCAGCTTCTGACTTTTCTGCCCTTATTACAAGCACAAGTCAAGCGTATGGAAGCGCTGCACCTGCTGCTCCCGTTTACAATTCTGCACCAGCAGTAGCATCAGCACCAGTATCTGCTGGCGGAGAAGAAACTATCAACGATAAGTACGGCAACATCTGGGTATACAACCACCCAAGCGCACCAGAGTGCTCTCGTGGAAAGATGGTTCTAAAGCACGGCAAGGCACAAGCAACTGGCAAGCCATACAAGGGTTGGTTTGATCCTGCTACTGGTCCTAAGTGGACTGGTGCTAAAGTTCCAAAGGACCAACAAGCGGCAACGATTTGGGCGTAACACAATGCGAGAGCCGCGTGAATACGAGGCTCCGCTATGTGCACAAGTCGGAGGAGACCATTGGTTCCCAGAGGTTACTGGAACAGACAGTAGTTCTCGTTACCATACAAGTTTTGCAAAAACTATCTGTGGAAGATGCGTCCATAAATCCGAATGCGCTGAATGGGGTATACAGAACGAAAGATTTGGTATCTGGGGTGGCCTCACAGGGGCTGACCTAAAAGAAGCTAGAAGAAAAAGAAATGTAATACTGCCAAGGGAGGGGCATAATGCTTAGACTAGATAGAGCTTGGAAGTCTTCTCGTACTACAGCACAACCCCTGCCTACAGTGTGGAAAGATCTAGAGAAGAAAGATATAAAGTTTAGACGAGGCCAAGTATGTATGGTCGCTGCTGCGCCCAATGCTGGTAAGTCTATGTTCGCTCTGGTCTATACCATTCAGGCAAAGGTTCCTACTTTATTCTTCTCAGCAGATACTGATACCGCTACAGTAATGATGCGAGCATCTGCACATACAGCAGGTCATACTCAGCAGACAGTTGAGAAAATGATTACTGAGAATCCTCGTTACTATGATAAGTACTTGGAGAGTATGTCGCATATACAATGGGTCTTTGACTCCAGTCCTAATCTTGATGATATAGAAATGGAAATCAAAGCCTACATAGAACTATATGGGTTGGCTCCAGAGCTGATCGTAATAGATAACTTAATGAATGTTGTTGCTGAATCTGATAATGAATGGGCAGGACTGCGCCAGATTATGGTTGAGTTGCACGATATGTCTAGGAAGACTGAAGCCTGTGTGTTAGTACTGCATCACGTATCAGAACAGAGTGAGTATGGTAATCCAACTGAACCTTCAGCTCGCCGTGCTATTCACGGAAAGGTAAGTCAGTTACCTGCGATGATACTTACTCTTGGCTATAGCCCAATAGAAAATACTTTAAGAGTTGCACCAGTAAAGAATCGTTTTGGAAAGCATCAAGCAGATGGTAAGGATTATGTAGGGCTCTTTGTGAACTTTGCTACCTGCCAGATATCTGACTCTGATTCTTATGGTAGA